GTGACGCACGACTTCCAAAGGTACTCATTCCTATGATTCGTCGTACATTCCCTGAGCTTATCACTAATGAAATCGTAGGTGTTCAGCCGATGTCTGGTCCTGTTGGACTCGCATTCGCTCTTCGTTACAAATACGAAGGTGACACTCTTGGCGGCGGCGATTCTCGCCCTTCTAATGTAAATGGCGCAGGTATTGACGGCAAAGAAGCTGGTTACAATAACCTCGACACTCGTTTCTCAGGTACAAGCTCAGATGCTCTAACTGGAGACGCTGACGGTCACTTCCCAATGGTTGGTGAAGACCAAGGTGTAGCTGATCTTCTTAAGAACTTCGAGATTAATGACCAAATCCCACAAATGACTATCGGTTTCGAAAAAACTGCTGTGGAAGCTGGTACACGTAGACTTGCTGCTAAATGGTCAGTTGAGCTTGAGCAAGATGTTCGCAACATGAACGGTATCGATATCGATAACGAAATGACTAATGCGATGTCTTACGAGATTCAAGCTGAGATCGACCGTGAAATGATCATGCGTATGATCCAAGTAACTCTTTCTGCTGGACGTGGTAAAGGTTATTCCATCTGGGAGCCAGCATCTGCTGACGGTCGTTGGATGGGTGAGCGTAACCGTCACTTCTACCAAAAGATTCTTGTAGAAGCTAATCGTGTTGCTATCCGTAATCGTCGTGGTGCTGCTAACTTCATCGTTGCTACTCCATCCGTTTGCGCAATGCTTGAGTCACTTCCTGAATTCCAATTCATGCCTGTAGCTGGTAACGTTAATACGCAGCCAGTAGGTATCGCTAAACTTGGTACTCTTGCAAGTCGTTTCAACGTTTATCGTGACACTCGTACCGAAGCTCAGTATGTTTCTGGTAGCCGTACTGCTGGTATCGATTACGCTCTCCTTGGTTACAAGGGTCCAGAGTTCTTCGACACTGGTATCATCTACTGCCCATACATCCCAGTTATGGTACAGCGCACAATCGATCCAGTTCGCTTCAACCCAATCGTTGGTCTTATGACACGTTATGGTGTTGTTGATCACCTATTCGGTGCTGACCTGTTCTATCACACAATCATCGTGAAGAACCTTGACGTAGCGTTCGCACCTGGCGAAACTTCAGTATTCATGACTGAAGACCACTACGTATAAGTCGATTATATAAAATTATATCTAAACCCCGTCGATATTTCGACGGGGTTTTTTTGTGGGTTAATTATTGACAATTGGGTATAAATCATATAAATACTTGAAATGAGCCGTAAAAAAACATTTGAAGAGTATATTAAAGATTTTAATTTAATACATTATTCATATTATACATATACTAACCCCCAAATAATAGACGGGAATAGGAGTAAAATAAAAATAAATTGCCCAAACCATGGTGAATTCATTCAGCAGATCTCAGCACATAAAAGTGGGCAAGGATGTCCCAAATGTGCAAAAAATAAGACAGCTCATGCGAAAAAATTAAATACAGATAGCTTTATAAAGGATGCTACAAGTATTCATGGCAATAAATATGATTACACTGATTCAATATACGTTGATAATAAAACTAAAGTTGCTGTAGTTTGTCCCGAACATGGTGTATTTTATCAAACAAGAAATAACCATATTATACAGAAACAAGGTTGTCCTCATTGTGGTTTAAAGAAAAGAAAGAATTCTAAAACATTAACAACATATGAATTTAACGAAAAATCTAAAAATATTCATAATGATTTATACGATTACACTAACGTAGAATATACAAATTCAAAAACCCCAGTTAAATTAATCTGCAAACATCATGGTGAATTTGATATTATACCATATAACCATTTAAAGGGTGCTGGGTGTAAAAAATGTAAAGCTGAACAACAAAGATTTAAACTATCTAGAAAAACTGAATATGTAGATAGAGTTAATGTAATACATAATGATAAATATAGGTATCCACTTTTTGATAATGAATATATTAACGTTGGATCAAAAATCACTATTATGTGTACAAAACATGGTGAATTTACTCAAATCGCTAAAGATCATTTGCGTGGTTGTGGTTGCCCAAAATGTAGTAACCAGATATCTAAATATGAAGAATTTATTAAAAAATATTTAGAAAAAAATGATATAAAATACAAAGAGAGAGATCGTGATTTAATAAAACCATATGAAATAGATTTCTTATTACCAGAATATAATATTGCTATAGAGATAAATGGTGTATATTGGCATGGTGAGCAATCTGGTAAAGATAAACATTATCATAAAAATAAGACTAATATGTGTAAAAACTCTGGTCATAGACTTATCCATTTTTTTGAAGATGAATTGCAAAAAGAAAAGGTGATTTTATCTAAACTTAATACGTTACTTAAAATTAACAAAAAACCTATATATGCTAGAAAATGTCAAGTAAAGGAGATTGATACTAAAACTAAAGTAAAATTTTTAAATAAATATCATCTACAGGGTAATTGTAAATCAAATAAATCTATAGGTCTATACTATAAAAATAGATTAGTATCTGTTATGACTTTTGGTAAAAATAGATCTGGTGAAACTGAGTTGAATAGGTTTTGCTCGGTGTTTAATTTTTATATTATCGGTGGAGCGAGTAAATTATTTAAACACTATACTAGACAATGTGTTGATGATTACGTTGTATCATACGCTGATCTAACTCTTAGTGATGGTGAAATGTATCATACCCTCGGATTTCAATTGGATAATAGTAAAAGAAGTTCTGAACCAGATTATAAATATTATAATCGATCAAAATCGTCATATATAAGGCATCATAAATCAAAATTCGCTAAGTCTAGATTAAATTGTGAAGTTGATAACTACGATCCGAATAAAACTGAATGGGAGAATATGAAGGATAATGGGTGGGATAGAATTTGGGATTGTGGTAAACTTAGGTTCGTTTATAATATTTTTAATTATTACGCATAATATTATAAATAATTTTATGAGTAATAGTGAAAAACAAATCTGTGGTAAGTGTAAACATTTTCAAGACCCCATGTTCGGAGTCCCTATATGTAAAAAATTAAAAACCGACACAACTAAACAATCACAACCTAAATCCAAAAATTGTTATGAACCTGTTTAATTTTTGTTGACAAAAATTAAAATACTAACATGATGGTTTTCATATATTAAATATGAAAACATTAACGAGTGAACAAAAGGTAGTTTATAAGAAAGCTGTAAAATTATCTAGGGGGTTGTACAAGTATAATTTTACTGAATTATTCCCTGACGGTAAAGATAGGTTTGAGGTACCTATTGATAATGTTGACCACACTGTAAGTGATTCGTATAAATTAGTTAATAATTACCTTACTGATAGTGGGTACATTGTAGATGATTACGTTCGTGGTTATGCTACAAAAACTGGGGTTAAGAATAAGTATAAGATTGGGAAAATTATTAAACATAATAAATACCTAACATCTAACTTTAGGGATTGTGTATATCGTCAGAATATTGAACTGGTTATATCTCGACACCCATATGATATCGCATGTGCGTCATGGGGTCAGGATTGGGATAGTTGTTTAAATATTGAAGATGGTCATAATAAAGAATGTATACATGATATGATAATTGCTAACAGTTGTATGATAGCTTACACTGTTTCTAAAACTAACAAAACTCCTCTAGGTAGGTGTTTTGTTATACCTTATTGTGATTACGATACTGGTGATTTTTGGTTACACCCTGCATCAACTCCGTATGGGTTGTTTCCGAAGGAGTGTAGGTCATCGTTACAGGAATGGTTAAATTTAAATTATAATGAAAAATACGTTGTACCAAAGTTAGATAAAAATAAAAATAGTATAAAATTTAAATTCCCTAACGATCTAGTTTATGATAATGAAGATGATCAGGAAATTGATTATATGATGTGTGATTATTGAAAAAATATTGTTTGGGTATAAATATTTAAACAATTGATAATTAAAGTTATGGCTCGTAAAAAGACTACTAAAAAGACTACTAAAAAGACTACTAAAAAGACTACTAAAAAGACTACTAAAAAGATTCCTAAAAAGGAAGTACCTGTAGAAATTGAAAAGGAAATACCTGTAGAAATTGAAAAGGAAGTACCTGTAGAAATTGAAAAGGAAGTACCTGTAGAAATTAAAAAGGAAGTACCTGTAGAAATTAAAAAGGAAGTGTCGCTTAATGAAAAGCGTAGACGTAGATTACTTGGTTTTAAATAAAGTTAAAAATAATTATCATAAACTAGTTTAATACAACAATATGATAATCAAGCGGTTATAGATTCATTAGTTTATAACCGCTTTTTGGTGAGCAGGTTACGAGAACGCGGGTTATTTTATAAATAATTAAACCAAAAAGTTACAAACGTTGTTGACTTTTAAATAAATTTAACTTAAACTACGTAAGTTAAAATAACCATATATATGAATAAACCAAAAATTTTTGACGAACAAGTTAGCCGTAAACCAGATTTATACCCGTGGACTGATCAATATATTAGAGCTATGTGGGAAGGTCATTGGACTGATAAAGAGTTCAACTTCTCTTCTGATATTCAAGACTATAATGTTAAATTAACTGAACAAGAGCGTGAGATTATTATTAGAACACTATCAGCTATTGGTCAAATTGAGATAGCGGTTAAAACGTTTTGGGCTAAATTAGGTGATAATCTACCACACCCTTCTATTAGAGACATGGGTTATGTTATGGCTAATATTGAAGTTATCCATAATAAAGCTTACGAGCGTCTAATCGACGTATTAGGTTTAGAACATGTTTTTGAAGAAAATTTGAAATTAGATTGGATCGATGGTAGAGTAAATTATTTACGTAAATACACCCATCGGTATTATAAAGATAGTAAAAAACAATTTATCTATGCGTTAATTTTGTTTACATTATTCGTTGAAAATGTTTCATTGTTCTCTCAATTTTATGTCGTTAATTGGTTTGGTCGTAAAAACTTACTGAAAGATACTAATCAACAAACAGCTTATACTGCAAAAGAAGAAGATATTCACGCTAAAGTTGGTATTAAATTGGTTAATGTTATCCGTGAAGAATATCCAGAATTATTTGATAATGAATTAGAAGAAAAAATTCGCCAAGAAGCTGAGGAGGCGTTTAAATCCGAATCTCAGATTATTGATTGGATGATTAACGGTATTGATGATGATAAATTAAATGCAAAACTTCTTAAAGAGTTCGTTAAGAATCGAATTAATGAATCACTTGACCAAATAGGTTATAAAAAGGTATTCGAAATCGATCAGGCTCTTGTTGAAAAGACTACTTGGTTTGATGAGGAGGTTCTTGGGAATTCGTCTACGGATTTCTTCCATTCTCGTCCAACTGAATATAGTAAATCTAATAAATCATTTGACGAAGACGATTTATTTTAATACTTTTAATAAAGTATTGGTTGTTGGTGAACTCGCGACCTTAAAATGATACTTAATACAGAGTTCTCATATATAATTAATAGATATAATAAAACAAAAAAAAATATGAGTTACGAATGGTTAAACGAAGATTCTCGTGTATTTTTATCACGAGGTTACTTAAAAGATGGTCAAAGTGCTGAAGATAGAATTTCAGAAATTGCTAATAATGCTGAAAAAATTCTCGGCATTGAAGGTTTTTCAGATAAATTTCAATCTTATGTGAGTAAGGGTTTTTATTCACTATCGACACCAGTTTGGACAAATTTTGGTAATGAGCGTGGTTTACCAGTAAGTTGTTATAACTCCCATGTCAGTGATACTATGGAATCTATTCTAGGTAAGACTGCCGAGGTTGGTATCATGTCAAAAATGGGTGGTGGGACATCTGGCTTCTTTGGTGATTTGCGATCAAGGGGAGCGCTTATAAGCGTTGGTGGAGAATCATCTGGACCAGTTCACTTTATGGAATTATTTGATAAAGTTGCTGATGTCGTTTCCCAAGGTTCAGCTCGTCGTGGTAGTTTTGCTGCTTATATGCCAATAGAACACCCTGATGTTGAAGAATTTTTACGTATTCGAGAGGAGGGTCATGCTATCCAAAATATGAGTATCGGTGTAACAATTGGTGACGATTGGATGGAGTCTATGGTTGGTGGTGATAAAGAAAAACGTAAGATTTGGGGTAAAATTATCAAAAAGCGTTTTGAAACGGGTTACCCATACATCATGTATAGTGATACTGTTAACAAAAACGCACCTCAAGTTTACAAAGATAAAGGTTATAAAATAAATTCCTCGAATTTATGTAGCGAAATTACTCTTCAATCCAATGATAAAGAATCTTTTGTTTGTGTTTTGTCTTCTTTAAACCTATTACAATGGGATGAAATTAAAAATACTGATGCTGTTGAAACATTAGTTTACTTCTTAGATTCTGTAAATGAGGAATTCATTGAAAAAACTAAAGATATTAAGTTTATGGAGGCTTCTCACAAATTCGCAAAGAGTCAGCGAGCACTTGGTATGGGTGTACTAGGTTGGCACTCTTATCTTCAGTCAAATGATATTAGCTTCGAAGGTCTGCAAGCACATGCTATCAATAATGACATTTGGTCAACGATCCGTGACCGAGCTGATCGAGCTACCGAAGAGTTAGCTGAAAAACTAGGAGAACCAGAGCTTCTGAAAGGGTATGGTCGTCGTAATGTAACTACTATGGCAGTTGCACCAACAACATCATCATCGTTCATTCTAGGGCAAGTGTCACCCTCTATTGAGCCTCTAAACAGTAATTACTTTGTAAAGAAACTAGCTAAAGGTAATTTTACTTACAAAAACCCGTATTTGATTAAGTTACTAGAAAAATATGATAAGAATACTAACGATGTTTGGAAATCTATTCTAGTTAAGGGTGGGTCTGTGCAACATTTAGATTTTTTAACCAATGATGAGAAGGGCGTTTTCAAGACATTTGGTGAAATTTCTCAAAAAGATATTATCACACAAGCTGCTAATCGTCAAAAATATATTGATCAATCTCAATCACTTAACGTTATGATTCCTCCAGAAACTAAACCAAAACAGGTTAGTGATTTATTGATAGAAGCTTGGAAATCTGGTGTAAAAACTCTATATTATCAAAGAAGTGCTAATCCTGCTCAAGAATTATCTCGTAATATTATGAGTTGTTCAAGCTGTGAAGGATAAATAATTATGATATGAATGAATTACCTATAATCGATTTAAAGAACGGGCTTTATAATAAAGATATTTCAAACTCTAGTTTAGATTTTGAAAAAAACCACCCTGTTAATAAATGTGTATCTGAATTAGACTTTCTTGATTCGGTTATAGGTATGTCGTTTAAATATATTGAGGATCATAAAAATATACGTAAATCATTGTTAAAAATCCAAGATAGACTAGTATATCTTAGATGTGAAATATTAACTCACCCACGCGATTGGTCCGAGTTTTATAAAAAAAATGAATGTATAAATAAAAAAGATATTGAATATCTAGATAAATGTTGTATAGATATTAATAAACATATTGTCGATAACGAAGAATTTGTAGGTAATTATGGTTCAGGTGGTGAATCATCTGCCTTTTTTGATTACGCTGAATGTGTGTGTAAAAAATTTGAAATAGCTTTACACGACTTAGGTGGTAATATACATAGTGTTAAAATATCAAATTATATAACTGGGTATGTATATAATTTGGGTTACTATTTATATTTAATAGCTAGATATTTAAGGGACTAATGGAATTATTTGGTATATTATACTCTATAAGTTTTATTATTTGTTATATACCTCAAATAATAAAACTTATACAAACTAAAAAATCTGGAGATATATCTATATCACTTTTCATTTTATCTATATTTGGTTACATATCCGCGTTAATATATGTTTTGACTGTGATCGGGTTTGATATAATCTTACTTATAAATTATTCAGTTTGTCTAATTTTCTGTATAATAATAACATTTTTAACACTAAAATATCGAAAATGTTATAAATAATTAAAAATAGAATTAACCACTAATACCTATGCTTTCAGTTAACAGTCAACAAATTTTTAATATTTCTCAAGCCGAAGATGGAAAATTTATAAAATTAGATACAACTAATATGCCAGAATTATCTGGATTCCCTCAAGGTGCTTATGCGTTATTAACCGTTCCTGTAAGCGAATTAGACGGTAGCAGTGATGGTAGATATCAAGATACACCTTTTTCTACCCAATTATCCACATCAGCTTCATCAAGTTCGCAAATAACTTCGGCTGACTATAAAGGTTGGTTAACTATAAGTGTTGATCCAGAATCATCAGATGTTGTATACGTTGGTTCAGGTGATGTCACAAGTACCGTTGGATATAAATTAAGTAGTGCCTTACATTCGATAACGGTATCTAGCGATCAGTTAAGTGAATGGCATGTTATAGGTTCAACTGGTAGTGAAACAGTTTTCGTGTGCGGTGCTTATATAGAACAATAACATGTTCAACAATTTCCCATATTTTAATGTTAAATCCGTTAGATTGGGGTCTCATTATATTACTAATGGTGCTGATCCCACTTATATCTTATCTGGTCCAATAACTGTAACCGAAGGTGATTCTGTTACCATATTATTAACATCAACCGATGTTGATAGTGGTGAAGTCGTTCCTTATATCATCACAGGTGTAACAACTGATGATATAAGCGGGGTTTCTTTAAATGGTGAGTTTGTCATAGGTTCAGTAGATTCTATAACATTAGATGTAACTGAGGATATTAATCTGGAAGGTTATGAAACTCTTGTTTTATCATTAGTTAATGGTGAAGATTCTATTTCAATAACAATTGATGATGGGATAATATCACAATTAGGTCAAAATATACTTAGTTTAGATGCTGAAGATGATGACAAATATGGGATTGATGTTGCAATAAACTATGATGGTAGTGTTATAGCTACTTCTAGCGCTCTTGCTGGTGATGCTAATCTTAAATCTGGTCGAGTTAGAGTATATCAACTTTCTAATAATAATTGGGCTCAAATAGGTCAGGATATTGATGGTGAAAATAGTGGTGATTATGGTGGAAACTCTATTGATATAAGTGATGATGGTAATATAATTGTAGTTAGTTCACACTTAAATGATGGTGGGTCAACAAATGCTGGTCAAGTTAGAATTTTCAGACTTGTTAATAATACATGGACTCAGATAGGTGAAGATATTTACGGCGAAGCCGCTGAAGATAGATTAGGTATTCGAGTAAGTATAAATTCCGATGGTTCGATGGTTGCTATTTCTGCTCCATATAATGATATTGATAGTATAGATAATGATAACTATGGTCATGTTAGAGTTTATCAAAACTTAAATGACACTTGGACTCAATTAGGTCAAGATATCGACGGTGAAAATGTTGACGATTTGTTAGGTTGGAGTTTAGATATAAATGGTGGAGGAACTATTATTGCAATCGGAACTCGTAATGATGATCAAGTATTCGATGATGCTGGAAAAGTTACAATATATCAGATAGTTGGTGGATCATGGGTTAAAGTTGGTCAAGATATTTATGGCGAAAACCAAGGTGATCTGAGTGGTCATGATGTTAGTTTAAATGATGATGGTACTATTGTTGCAATTAGTGCTCATCGTAATGATGATAACGGCAGTACTTCTGGTCACGTTAAGGTGTATCAAATTAATGGTTCAACTTGGGAACAACTTGGTTCTAATATAATTGGTGAAGCTGCTGGTGATCTGAGTGGGACTAGTGTTAGTTTAAATGCCGCTGGTGATATTATAGCGATTGGTGCTCCTAGAAATGACGATGGTGGTAGTAGCTCTGGTCACACGAGAATTTATGTTTATAATGGAAGTGATTGGGAGCAAATTGGTTTAGATGTTAATGGCACAGCTATAAGTGATTGGAGTGGGTTTAGTGTAGATATAAGTTCAGATGGAACTAGATTCATTGTAGGTGAACCGAAAAATGACGATGTTGCTGATAATGCTGGTCGAACTAGAGTATTTGAAATAAAACAGGAAACCCCTGTTGTAGTGTCAACATACAATCTGATCGCTGATTCATCTGTAAATGAAGGTCAGCAAATTACATTCACATTAACAACTGAAAATGTAGATCAGGGCACATCTATAAACTATACTATTATTGGTATATCAACTGATGATATCGATGGTTCATCATTAATTGGTAGCTTTGTTGTAGGGTTTATAGATTCAGTTACATTAAATGTAACTGATGATTTGTTATTAGAAGGTAATGAAACAATATCATTCATACTTGATAATGGTGGAGACTCTATTGATGTAGTAGTCAATGATGGTATAGTACCTATATATCAATTATCTAGTGATGTAATTAATATTGATGAGGGTCAAAGTGTTACGATAACATTATTAACAGATAATGTCCAAACTGGTACATCTATACCGTATACTATAACTGGTGTATCTTCAGATGATATCAGTGGGGCACCATTAACTGGTAACTTTATAGTAGGAACAACTGATTCTGTTACTCTTACTGTAACAGAAGACGCTTTAACTGAAGGTAATGAATCTCTCACTTTTACATTAGATAATGGTGAAGATGATATTGATGTTATTATCACTGATACATCATTAACTCCAATTTATAATTTAACTAGTAATGTAACTAATATTGATGAGGGTCAAAGTGTTACGATATCATTATTAACGGAAAATATCCAAACTGGTGTAAATGTACCATATACTATAACTGGTGTCTCATCAGATGATATTGGTGGAGCACCATTAACTGGTAATTTTGTAATATCGGAAACTAACGTTTTCCCTTATTCGTTCCCAGTTACTTTTGATGTTTCTGATAATATTATCAACTTTAATATAACAGAAGACTTTATAACTGAAGGTGTTGAAATATTCACTCTTACATTAGATAATGTTGGAGATTTTATCGACGTAACGATAAATGATACATCAGTTGAAACTTATAATTTATCTGGTCCAACTACGGTTAATGAAGGTGATATTATAGTTATTAATCTAACAACCCAAGGTGTTGTTAGTGGTACGTCTGTACCATATACTATAACTGGTGTATCATCAGATGATATTAATGGTGAACCGCTAACTGGTAACTTTATAGTAGGAACAACCGATTCTGTTACTCTTAATGTAACCGAAGACGCTTTAACTGAAGGTAATGAATCTCTTACTTTTACATTAGATAATGGTGAAGATGACATTGATGTAATTATTGTTGATACATCCAGAGACCCTATTTTCAATTTATCTGGTCCATCGATAGTTAATGAAGGTGGGTCTATTATTATTAATTTAGTAACTGAAAATGTTGTTAATGGAGTAAATGTACCGTATACTATAACTGGTGTATCTTCAGATGATATTAGTGGAGCGTCATTAACTGGTAACTTTATAGTAGGAACAACCGATTCTGTTACTCTTAATGTAACTGAGGATGCTTTAACTGAAGGTAATGAATCTCTCACTTTTACATTAGATAATGGTGAAGATAACATTGATGTAATTATTGTTGATACATCCAGAGACCCTATTTTCAATTTATCTGGTCCGACAACGGTTAATGAAGGTGATAATATAGTTATCCAGTTAGTAACTGAAAATGTTGTTAATGGAGTAAATGTACCGTATACTATAACTGGAATCTCATCAGATGATATTAGTGGAGCGTCATTAACTGGTAACTTTATAGTAGGAACAACTGATTCTATTACTCTTAATGTAACCGAAGACGCTTTAACTGAAGGTAATGAATCTCTCACTTTTACATTAGATAATGGTGAAGATGATATTGATGTTATTATCACTGATACGTCATTAGCCCCAACTTATACTTTAACAAGTGATGTTGACGTTGTTAGTGAGGGTCAGATTGTCACAATAACTTTAGACTCTGAAAATGTTAGTGATGGGACACTTATCCCATACACTATTACGGGTGACGGTATAACATCGTCAGAATTAGGTCTAAATAGCTTATCTGGTAACTTTGGGGTGAATAGTACTGATACGTTCCCATACACCTTCCCTGTGCCTTTTGGGTTATATGGTAATAAAATTATAATTACAGTTTCTAACGACTTTATAACCGAAGGTGTTGAAACATTTAATCTTACATTAGATAATGGTGAAGATTCTATTGATGTTACAATCACTGATACATCAGTTGAAACTTATAATTTATCTGGTCCGACAACAGTTAATGAAGGTGATAATATAGTTATTAATCTAACAACCCAAGGTGTTGTTAGCGGTACGTCTGTACCGTATACTATAACTGGAATCTCATCAGATGATATTGGTGGAGCACTATTAACTGGTAATTTTGTTGTAGGAACAACTGATTCTGTTACTCTTAATGTAACTGAGGATGCTTTAACTGAAGGTAATGAATCTCTTACTTTTACATTAGATAATGGTGAAGATGACATTGA